AATGTATTCGGTGATCCAGTGCAGTTGGAATACAAAAAACCATTACCGGATGAAGGGGCACCAAAACCAACAGCAGAGTTTACTACAGCAGAGTCTGGTCCGGTCGGCAGATCAAGAGGTCCAGATGATTATGAAATAGATGTGGATGAAGTTGGTGGCACAAGTATCAAAGATTTAGACTCAGATGTATCAAAACTAAAAGAATATGCGACAGGTAGAGGGCCTACCATGAAAGAGATTGTAGAGATTAAAAAACGAAAAGACAAAGCTAAAGCTATAACAGAAGATCCTGAAGCTCAAGCAGATGCCGTTATCGCAAGACAGGGTGAGTATGATGGACCTTATGAAGATGACTTTGCATCAGGCGGTATCGCAAGAATGTTAGGAGAATAATGACTCCAAAAGAATACAAACAGATGATGGACTACCTGACTCGATCGGGTGTTAGAAAACAAGTCAAGTTTGCATCAGATATTGCAAGACCAGATCCAAAACCAAAAGTCAAAGAAATAGAATTATTTAACGAGTTTAACAAACGTAATCCAAAAGCTGATGGTGGTATGTTAGTGCAACCAGGTTTTGGTGGCACGAGGCAAGGGTATGCTAAATCTAAAAAGAAAACATCTGCTTACAATAGAGAATATTATGCTGCTAACAAAAAATTATCTGAGGTTGGAAAATTAGCTGTTGAAAGAGATATTAAATTAAGAAATTTTATAGGTAATAAAAAAACTATTAAAACATCCGAGCTAAGACCTTTTTTAGAAAAGTTAGGTTACTCAAGATTTGATTATACTAAGATTAGAAAAAAATTTCCTAATTTAAAAATTATTAAAGATGTGCAAGCAGGAAATCCAAAAGGAACTTACACAAAATATGACAAAAAAGCTTTAAATGTTGCAAACAGATATGCAAATCTTTTACACAAAAGAAAGCCAACTGACAGACATTATGTAAACGCTCCAAAATATATGGATCTTGATGATAAAGGAAAGAAAAGAATTCAAGATATAATGTCACGAAATAAAAATAAATTTAATAAAGATTTTTCCGGTGGTTTAAGATTTGATGAAAAAAAAGAAAAAATTTTAAGAGATACTTTTAATTTGACAGAAGATGACTTTGTTAAATATGGTAAATACGGTGTTGTTCAAAATATTGATGGCAAAAGAAATCCTAAGTACACAAGCATTTATAATTTTATACAAAGAGGTTTTAAAGGAAAAAAAGTAAAATCATCAGAAATAATATCTGTCGCAAAACAAAATAAAATAAAAGATAACTTTGAATTACCTGAAGGACAAAAATGGAATTTTAAATCTAAAGATAATCCAGATGGATTTAAATATGGAGTGTCTGGAGCAAAAAGTAAAGATGCAGGTTTGGCAAAAAGAATAGAAAGATTTTTAACCAAAAAAAAATCATACACACTTGCAGCAGATAATTTTACTACTAAAGGTTGGATGATGAATTCTATGAACAGGTTGTATGAGAATGAAATAAAAAACAAAGTTAAGTTTAATGATTTAACTTATCAACCGATTAAAAATGAAAAAGGCACTATAATTGCTTTTAAAGATAATACTGCAGCAGGAGGTGGTAATACTTATTATGGTTTAAACAAAGATACACCTGAAGATGCTACACCTTGGACAGCCCATGGAGACTTTAACAGAGTGGATAAATTTTTAGATATAGCAAAAGGAGCACAAGTAGACGAGCCTGGTAAACTTCTTAAACAAATATTAGACGACAAAGGTATTACTAAATTACTAGGAGACAAGAGTACGCTTACATTGAATGATGTTTTAAGTCATGAAAGATTTTTTAATAAACTTAGTAAAACTGCTCCATCAGAATTAATTAAAAGACAAATTGTTTTGCATCACACAAGAGCTGTAAGGGGTGATTTTGCACAAGCAGCAGCAACCAAAGATATACAATTATTAACTCAAGCTAATAATTTAAGAGTTAGAGAATTTGAAAATATAGTAAAAGGAACTAAAAATACTCCTGCTAGAAATTTAAATGCTGATGAAATTAAAGAATTAAAAAATATAGGAGCTAAGATTACAAATTTAGATGGTAAGATTGTTGGTGGTGGTTCTTTTGTTCCTGAAAGACAATTTGCTAATATTGAAAAAGGAGCAATAGACTACGCTAAAGGTGATCAGTTTAATGTTAAAACAGTTGCATCTTATTTAGAAAGATTAGGTTGTGGTAAAGCAGCAGGTGGTAGAGTTTTTTATAACGAGGGTGCTTTCGGATTAACTAAGTGTGCAGAAAAAGGTAGATTAAAATTAGAAAAAATAGTCACAAAAGGAGCAGCACCAGGAAGTGATGATGCAGTGCTTGCCACAAAAATTTTGCAAGCGGGTGGAGGACTCAAAAGTGCTTTTTCATTAAGAGGTTTGTTTGGTCCTGCAGCGGTAGCAGCGACTGTTGCTGTTGAAGGTGGTTTGATTGGTTATGATATGTTGACATCTGGTAAAACTTTAAGAGAGGCATTTGGCGACAATCTACTTAATTATGCTTTAGGTAAAGATTATCAGATAGATCCACAAGAAGAATTATTTAAAAGATTTAAAGGTCTAGGTTATACTGATCAACAATTAGGTAAAATTAAAACATCTTTAGATGCAATGAATACCATTAACACTGGAACAGAAGTAGCAACTGATTTTGGAACACAACTAGAAGCTTTAGAAAAATCAAGAGGACAACCTCAACCTTTTATGGGACCTGATGACCAGATGATGGCTGACACTGCAGGACAAAGAGCAGAACAAAATCTTAAAGATACTAAAAATAAGTTATCTGCATTTAATAGAGATTTAGCTAGATCAGGAGAACTTGATCGACTTAATCGACTTTTTAAATCTGGTGACTATGGATTAGGATTAGAGTTGTATGATGAAGCGCAAAAAAGAGCAGATATACAAAAATTAGAATCTGCAGGACCTAGATTTATGGGTTCAGTATTTCCTAAATTTGAACAGGGGAGACAGGAAGGTTTAAGAACTCTTAAATCTGTTATTAATCCAGCTTTTAACTTTCCTGGAACGAGAGAAATGACAGGTGGATATTTGTATGGTTTTGCAGGTGGTGGTATCGCAGGATTATCTGGTGGTATAGACAAAGGGCCACAAAGAAGATCCATGAACCCAGATTCACAAGGCTTGTCAGGACTATTAAAACGTGGTATGAAAATATAGGAGTATTAAATGGCAGAAATAGACAAAGGACTCCCGAACACTAGAACTAAATTAGATATCCCTTCGGAAGAGGAGATAGCAGAAGAAGTTGCCGTTCAGGAACCAGAAAAAGGACCGATAGAAGTCATCCCAGAAGAAGATGGTGGTGTAACATTAGACTTTGAACCAGGATCAATTAATGTGCCTGGAACCGAATCACACTTTGACAATCTTGCAGATCTTTTACCAGACGATGTATTAGAACCGATCGGCAACGAGATGACCCAAAACTACATGGACTATAAATCGTCCAGAAAAGATTGGGAGCAAGGATACATACAGGGTCTAGATCTTTTAGGATTTAAATACGAAAACAGAACAGAACCATTTCAAGGAGCTTCAGGTGCAACACACCCGGTGATGGCAGAGGCCGTTACACAGTTTCAAGCACAGGCTTACAAAGAATTACTACCGAGTGACGGACCGGTCAGAACACAGATCATCGGTGTAAAAAATCCTGCAACAGAACAGCAGGCACAACGTGTAAAAGATTTTATGAATTATTTGGTTATGGATCAAATGAAAGAATACGAAGCTGAGTTTGATTCTATGTTGTTTCATCTACCACT